CCTTGCAGTCGTCTACCAAGGCGGCTGTGGCGGCAACGATCAGCGCAAGCCAAAGCCGCCTGGAGTTGACTGCGCGGATCATGGCCGAGGGCATGAAGAAACTCTTTAAGGGCATCCTGTATCTGCTGACCACTCACCAAGACAAGCCCCGCATGGTGCGGCTGCGCAACCAGTGGATTGCAATTGATCCTCGCGGCTGGGATGCTTCGATGGATGTGGCTGTCAATGTTGGCCTGGGCAATGGCGATGTCAATGAGCGTTTGCAGGCCATGATGATGGTCTTGCAGAAGCAGGAGCAGATCGTCGGCCAGCTTGGATTGAGCAATCCTTTGGTAACGCCTCAGATGTATTCGCGCACCTTGCAGAAGGTGGTCGAGTTGTCAGGGTTCAAGGATGCGTCGCAGTATTTCCAGATGGTGCCAGCCGACTTTCAAGTGCCGCAGGCAGAGCCAAAGCCGACGCCCGAGGAAGTATTGGCGGGGGTGCAGGCTGAATCCATTCAAGCTGACATCCAGAAGAAAGCTGCCGAGTTGGAATTGAAGCGCGAGGAGATGATGCGCGACGACGACTACCGGCGCGATCAACTGGCTCAGGATTTCCTCTTGAAAAAATACGAGCTTGAATTAAAGTATGGCACCCAGATCAGCAATGCCGAATTGATGGCAGCGCAGAATATGGACCGTGAGGCAATGCGTCAGCAGAGCGCCATCGTGCAATCTGCTGTGCAGGCAGCGCAGGCGCAGCAGATGCAGCCTGTACCCATCAACCTAAATGGAATGGCTCAATGAGTGATGAAGAAGCAGTAAGGAAAGGAAGGAAGGCGCAGCAGATACTAGAGGACGAGACTTTGGTTGCTGCGCTGACGAAACTGGAGAACGATCAGCTTTGGGTTTTCAAGTCAACGAGGGCAGAAGAGACTACCAAGCGCGAACAGTGCTGGGCAATGCTCAAGGCCATTGACAACTTGAGAACCGAATTGACAAAGGTGATTGATAACGGCAAGGTGGCGCAGCGCGCCATCGAGCGGGTTCAAAACAAATAAAGGAATTTGACCAATGAATGCACCCACGCCCCAGGCAAGTGCGCCATCTGGCCCCATGAATATGGACCAAGCGGTCCAAGCACTCGCAGCAATACTGCCCGAAGAAGGACAACAGGACGGCGGCGAGACGCAAGAGTCTCCATCCGATGAGGAGGAGACTGCGGCGCTATCTGATGATTCTCTGGATACTGAAGACGCATCCAGCGAAGAGACTGATGGCGAACAATCCGAGTTAGAAGAAGACACCCAAGATGACGACAAGCCCCAGGTCTTCACCGTCAAGGTTGACGGTAAGGAGATCGAGGTTAGCTTGGATGAACTTCAGAAGGGCTATTCGAGGACTCAGGATTACACCCGAAAGACGCAGCAAGTGGCCGAGGTGCGTAAAGCTGCCGAAGCTGAGTTGCAAGCGATTCGGGCCGAGCGAGAGCAATATGCTCAGTTGTTAGGTGCGTTAAGTGAGCAAGTGAAGGCTGCTGCCGAGCCACAGATTGATTGGGATCGTCTTTACCGTGAAGACCCCATCGAGTATGTGCGGCAGCGCGAGGTGATGCGCGACAACAAGGAGCGGGCTGCTGCTATTGATGCTGAACAGCAGCGCCTATTTCAGATCGCGCAGGAAGAACAAGTCAAGCAACTTCAGACCGTCAAGGTCAAGGAGTCGCGTGCATTGCTTGAAGCGGTTCCGTCATGGAAAGACCCGGCCAAGGCCAAGGCCGAGAAAACCATGCTGATCGAATTCGGTCAGAAGATGGGATTTACACCTCAAGAACTTGGGAACATTTATGACCACCGTGTAGTTCTGGCTCTTCGTAAGGCGGCGCTTTACGATCAGATGCAGGCCAAGCGCCAAGTCATCAAGCCGGTTACGAACAACGGACCCAGACCTGCCAAGCCTGGAGCAGCGGGGAGGGTTTCACAGATGAGCGATAGTGTTCGAGCAAAACAGCGTCTTGCCAAAACGGGTCGCGTCGAAGATGCGGCCTCCGCAATTGAACTTCTTTTGAAATGAGGTAAATCATGGCTATCGTGACCAATACCTTCACCACTTACTCTGCAAAGGGTATTCGTGAAGATCTGAGCAATGTCATCACCAACATTGCGCCCGAGGAAACGCCTTTCATGTCCAACATTGGCCGTGAGAACGTGACCAACACTCTCTATGAGTGGCAGACTGACACTCTGGCCGCTGCTGCTGCTAACGCACAGCTTGAGGGTGATGACGTTACGTCTTTCGACTCTGTGACGGCAACTGTGCGTCTGCAAAACTATGCGCAGATCTCGCGCAAGACCATCGTCCTGTCCAACACCGAAGAGGTGGTGAACAAGGCTGGTCGGCGCTCTGAGGTTGCGTATCAGATTGCAAAGCGCAGTTCTGAGCTGAAGCGCGATCAAGAGTTCGCAATGCTGAACAACGCTGGCACTACCTCCGGTAGCACCACTGCTGCTCGCACTAGCGCCTCGCTGCAAGCCTTCATCAAGACCAACGTGGACTATGACACCACGAACGGCGTTAACCCGACTTATACGACTTTGCCCACGCTGGGCCGTACTGACGGGACCGTGCGTACCTTCACGGAAACCATTCTCAAGAATGTGATTCAGAAGGTTTGGACTCAAGGCGGCACGCCCAAAATCTTGATGACCGGCCCGGTCAACAAGCAGCGTGTTTCTGGCTTTGCCGGTATCGCTTCTTCGCGTTTCAACATCGACGGCGGTGCGCGCCCTGCCACCATCATTGGTGCTGCCGACATTTATGTGTCGGATTTCGGCAACGTGCAAGTGGTCCCCAACCGCTTCCAGCGCGAGCGTGACGCCTTCGTGATCGATCCCGATTACGCGAAGATGGTTGTTCTTCGTCCTTACCAGCAGGTTGAACTCGCTAAGACCGGCGACGCTGAAAAGCGTATGCTGATCGTCGAGTGGGGTCTGAAGGTTCTGGCTGAGAACGCTCACGGTTTGGCAGCAGACCTTGTGACTTCCTAATCGAAGCAACGGAGGGATCGGGGAAACCCGGTCCCTTTTTAACGATGACAGACAAAAAACTATTTGATGTGAACCCGGAACTCGGGATCACTAGGACATGGCACTACGACTCGGAAAAAGACGAAGCGACGATCCAGACTCAACAGGATGTCACTGCGATCATCGAGGAGAACAAGGACGAATTTAATCAGGTGGATGAGCGCGCACGCTGGGGGGAGTGGTCCCGCGTAGCGTCTATCCCTCTGAGCCTTTACTACAAGATGAAGGAAGAAGGTAAGCTGGACGATGAAGCGTATATGAAACGCTGGCTCAACGACCCGGAAAATCGCCACTTCCGCGTGAGGCCGGGCCAAGTATGAAGACCAACTACATCGCGGTCTGCACGCCTGCGCGTGACATGGTTCATACGATGTTCACCTACGACTTGGTGAACATGGTTTGCTATCACACACTCAACACGAATGATGCGGTATCTCTCAAGATTTCCGAGGGCACCTTGATTGCCAATCAGCGCGCCGAGCTAACGCTTGACGCGATGCGCGAAGGCTGCTCGCATATCTTGTTCGTTGATTCCGACATGCGTTTCCCGCAGGACATGATCTCGCGGCTGCTCAAGCATGACCTTGACATCGTGGCGACGAACTGCGCTCGTAGGCGTATGCCTACAGGCCCGACTGCTCAGATCTACAAGGAAAACGGGGATCGTGAGCTTGTTTGGACAATGCCAGAAAGCACTGGCCTGCAAGAAGTTGGCTCAGTCGGCATGGGCGTGATGATGATTAAGGCTGAAGTCTTCAAGGCTTTGGGCGAGCCGTGGTATGAAACCCCTTGGCGGCATGACAAGCGCGGCTATATAGGCGAAGATGTGTTCTTCTGTAGAAAATCCCGCGAGGCTGGCTTTAAAATCTGGATTGACCACGATGTCTCGAAAGAGATCGGCCATGTCGGAACCTTTGAGTTTAAACATGACCACACTTGGGCGATCAAGGATCTGGAAAAAGCGAGGGAATCGTAATGGCCCTGACCACTTACAACGAGTTGAAATCGTCTGTCGCGGATTGGCTCAACCGAACCGATCTGACGGCGGTGGTGCCTGACTTTATCTCTCTGGCCGAGGCGCAGATTGAGAGGACTTTGCGCACCCGTCAGATGATCGTAAGGGCTACGGCTGCAATCGATACCGAATACAGCGCGGTTCCTGCCGACTTCTTGGAAACCAAGTCGATCAAGCTCAACACAAACCCGGTGACGGCTCTGGCGTTTGATTCGATTGACGCGATGGACTTGATGAAGTCAACGAGATACCTGTCTCCTGGCAAGCCTCAATACTTCAGCATCGTTGGAGGCCAGATTCGTGTTTTGCCTGTGCCTGACAACAGCTACACGGCAGAATTGACTTACTACGCGAAACTCACGAAGCTATCAAGTACCGTGGCTTCTAACTGGTTGCTGGCATCATCGCCTGATGTGTATCTATATGGCTCGCTGATGCAGGCATCGCCATACCTTAAGGATGATGCAAGGATTCCTGTGTGGTCTTCAATGTACACAAGTGCCTTAGAGGCGATACAGGTTGCAGATGATCGCGGCGCGACATCTGGCGGTGCTATCATGATGCGGGCTAGGACTTTTGGATAAAGGAGTGTTGAAATGTCATCGTTTACCGACTACACCGAGAACCTAGTTCTCACTTTTCTCTTGACCACTAGCAGCGCAACGCGGCCTACTGCGTGGTTCGTGGGACTAGTCACTGCTGCGCCT